TGATGGTTTTCGTTGTTACGTCCCATTGAACCAGTTAAGTTGTTGCCGCCCATGTGGTTCTCAATAATGTCCTGAGCCACTTCTTTGTTCCATTCTTCAGCAATAGACACAGCTTCTAGCTCTTGAATGTCCATAAATTGAATTACATGCACGCGAGACACTTTTTCGGGGTCTGTAGTGTATGGAGGAATAATAACCTCGTCATCTAATGCTTTTGTAGATACAATTGGCTGATTAATTCCAATAATTGACACAGGAATTTCTGCAACACCAGTTTCGCGCAATTGTTTTAGTGCTTTTTTGGCACGTTTTTCGTTGACATACTCGTAGCCATTGCGTAGTGTCTCAATTGCTTCGTCAACACGATCTGGGTCAGAAATCATTTCTACAAAGTCAGGAAACTCCTTTGCCATTTCTTCTAGCGAAATTCGTTCTTTAATTGGCGTAGAGCGTCGATCCCAACCTACATACGTAGCGGCAATTGTTTTTTCAAACATGTAATTAGCAGCTAGCTCAAATTCGCGCTCTGGACTAGGAACCCATTGTTTCATGCAAAACCGCATAAAGCTAGTCATGCTTGTGGCGCGTTCTAGGTCTTCCGAACCTACTGGACTAGCAATTGTGTCACCATTATTCCAAGCATTTTTGCAAAGAGACACCATGCCGTCAATAATGGGGTCAATTACCCATGCTTCGTTGTCAGAAGAACCTTGCCACGGTCGAGCGTCGGGAGATTCCTTGCGCAAACTAGACGACTTTCCCTCCCACTTGTTTGTTCGTTGATTACGTGCATCTAGCGTTCGCGTGTAATAATCGGTGTTATTCTCTGAGTCAGAGTCAAATGCACGCTTAATAGCCCCCATATTGGGCGAATCCTCGTCGTGGTAGGCTAATTCCTTGGTGTAAGTGTCTTCCATGTCGTTTTATCGTAGCACAGGGGGGGATTAATCTTCCAAACCTTTAAAAAACTCAATTAAATTAGGGTCTTTGCGAAGTTTAGCTAGTGCCTTTTTTTCAATTTTTTTAATAGTATCAATTTTAATACCCGTAGCTGTTGAAATTTCCAATCGAGACATGCCAACGTATTTTCCATCTGCGCGGTATCCGTCCAACAGCTCTAATCCTAGCTTGGCGTTCTGGTGTTTAAATGTTTCTGGTCTAGTCATCTTGTTTGTATGGGTTGTATTCGTAAACAAACTGCCCTGGCGCATATTCGCGTTTTTGGACTTTAAAATGCCGTCCTACAAAGTTTTTTGCCATAAATCCTCGGGGAATTTGAATTGTGTAGCGTTCGGTTTGTTTGTCGTTGGTTGCTTCTACTAAATCGGGAAATCTGTCGTCTGACTGATATCCAAGCACTGTAATTGTCTGGGGATATGTAACTACATCCAAATATTTCTTGATTTTGTTAATTTCTGCAACGGTCATGTCTGGCTGTGAGTCAGGAAGCAATTTGCTCCTAATTCGACCAATTTCCATTGCTGTTTTGCCTATTTCTTTGCCTAGTTCGCCTGCTTTCATAATTAATATCCTGGGTTTTTTGGTTGAACTGACTTAAACATGCTTTCTGAAATATGTTGTGGACCATCTCCGCAATTTACTGTCCGAAAGTATCGAAGTGCATCAATGGGGTCTTTAAGTGCCTCATCTGCAACTCCTTCGCTGTTATAATTAAACAAAGATTCAATTAAATTTCCGCAGCTTTCGTGTATGTGCATTTTTGGCCTATTATCACAATCAATTTCTAAATTTACGTTGTAGTGAAACCAATCGTCAAGCTGGCTAAGTCCAAATGCTTCCGTCCTGCCATCTGATGCAATAAAACTAATTCCTTCGTCTTCATACAATTGAAATCGGTCAACATTATCGTCGTTTTTATGAGCAAATGCGCGAGAATCGCCAATTCGTTCAAATGGAACTATCCCAAGATCGTTTTCAACTTCTTTAAACAATTCTGCGTATCCTTTAACGTTATGACCAATTTTTGCAACTGCGGGACCATTTCTCCATTTAATATTGCGCCCTCCAGATTGCCCCGCTCCAAAAAGCGCCCATTCCCCGTAAGTGTCTCGATCAGGCCATTCCTTTCGGATCCAAATTTCTCCATTTAGATCAACAGACCCCCACAGCATAAAATGATTTCTAGCTGCTGCGTGATCGTCAATATGCCAAACCGTGTGCCTAGATCTATCTGAAATGTCTGGAAAGTCTTCGTTTTTAACAACATTTGCAGCAGTTGAAAAAAGCGGAAATAAGCCAGTAATAACATTTGAAGGTATTCCGTGAAAACGAACCTTTCGCTCTTCTAGATTTTTATGTCTATGAAGGGTTAGCATGTTTTCATAACCCGACCAAGGATTATCCCGAGAGGGAAAAAATACCATTCCTACTCCTGCTCTTGGTCTTTTTGAGTGTCGGTTTTCTCTAACCCATTCAACTTCAAGAGGTTCTCGGGGCATTCCTTTGTCGTTTAAAGAATGGTCAAAGAGTTCAGGGTCTGTTTTTAACGTTTTAGTAATTACGCTGCCTTTAATTTTGTCAGCAACAAACGCAGTCATTTGATCAATGGGCGTAAATGTTGTTAAAATAGAGGCTGCTCTGCGAGGAATACGATAAAGCAACGTTTTATACAAGTCTCCGCTTTCTAAATATTCATCAAGCCATGCTCCTACATTTATTTTATATGTAACGCCATTAAAAGTAACTTCCCACATTGGCGTTCTACTTCCATATTCATAACCCTCAAATTTGTGTTTGTTAGCTTGATATTGTGAATATTTGTAAAAATAGCATTCCCTTGGCTCAGATCCGTCTTCAAGGTCAATAATAAAGCCATTGTCAGTAAATCCGTTTTTTTGAGTGTATTTTACGTATCCCCCGCCTTTAGTTTTGTGATCCTGTCTTTGTTTTGGCGGCAAATATTTGTGAACATATCTTTGTTGAATTTGAGTAGATGCATCGTCGTCTTGAGCAAAACAATACATTTTTGCTCCAGGGTTTTGCATTAAACATTGAACAACAACCCAAGCCCCAACCTCAGACTTAGATCCACCGTTACCACCAAAAGCAAAAGCTTCCATCCACTTTCCTAATTGCTCAAGAAGCAAAGGCCAAGAAGGAAATTCAAATCCATGATTTAATGGATCGTTAATTGAAGACTCAATTCTAGCATTATGCAATTGGATAGACTGAAGATAAGCTTCGGGGTCATTTTCCAACATAAAAAGCTGTTCTTCGTCGGAAGGTGGCTTTAAAATGGGGTGCTCTGTGTAATTTAGTGACATTTAATAATAATCCTCGTCATCATCGTCGTCTTCGCCAAAAACATCTTCTTCCTCCCATTCAAATCCCGTTTCTGATTGCATGTCTTCTAAGGAATCACTAAAAAGCATACGACCAACCCTCCAATTAGAGTAATCGTAGTGAATATCCGCAGTTCCCTCGGTAAGCACAGCAATTGCATAGTTAGAAAAATGCTCGCTAATAATTGCAAGTGCTGGAGCTAGTGATTCTTCTTCTTCTTTAGATAACATTAGTCTATTATTTCAATTTCACCATCTACAGATGCTTGTTTAGCTTTTGCTATTCGGTCTTTTAGCTCTTTTTTCTTGTCATCGTATTCCTCTTGGGAAACTACATGGTTTACTTCAATTTTCTGGACATTTCCACCAGTTGCCTTTTGAAATATGTCAAAATCAGCTTGCCTTGACCGAGTTATGGCTGTAATATCCTTAGCTTCAATTAAAAAATCGTCACTATCTAGTTGTTTGCCAAACTTTTCCAGCATTTGCCATTCCATTTCCGATTTAGCGTCGATCATAGATCCAATTTCACGTCCCCACTCAGTCCTTAATGTCTCAAAGTCGCCCAAAGCCTTTAAATCGTTTTGAATGCTGTGATACATTTTCCTAGTAACATCGTGCTCTTTGCGAAAGCTTACAACGCTACCTTTGCCGTTCATTACGTGCTTTGCTACTAACATCCAGCGCGCAGGCTCACGAATAGCCAAATGAGCTGGCCCTTTGTTGGATTGCAGCTCTTTTAACCGACATTCAATAAAATCTGCTGTTTTTGCAACAATGCTAGTGCTCATATCCAAATTACCTCGGCTTTAATTACCTGAATCTTGCGCTTGAGGTTTCTCTCAACGTGTTCCTGCGCCTCTTTGGGACTACAGCCCCACTTAATGGCATAAGACGAGCCAGAGGGAGCTAATAGGTTTTTGTATGTTAATTTGTAGGTATTCAT